CGTCTTCCCCTGCGACCAGGTTTCTAAATGCTCCATCAAGGGAGTGTTACCGCTTAGCGATTTCAAGCCCCGTCCTTTTGGATTGGGACACGACACGTGAGTAATTACGTGTCGTGGGTTATGGATACCAGCTTGCTAGACTTCCGACACTTCGGGACCAAGTAGCTACCTGTGGCGCTACTTGTGGTCAAAGCCCGATTTAAGCCGGAATATTCGTTCCTTTTTCGCCCAGCACGTCCTCGTTTACACCTCTTCATCAATGCGCAGTAGCCAACTGCGTGGTGATGTTGCGGTGTTTGCGCGGACGCGCTGGGCCCATCTCTTTGTGCCTCTGGTAGCAGCCAACAGCTTAGTAGGTTACGCCCTTCTGGGTCGAACACCTGTTGATCGACGAGTAGTGGACTTAATCACCAACATCTTGTTAGGTGTGTAGTTTGCGGTCCGCGAATCGGTCGCTACCCCTTGGGTTCCGTTGCACTTTGTACCCAAGACGTGACAAAACAGTAAAGTCAAATTATCGCCGTTAGGTAGAAATTTTTCGCATGTGTCACTTTTCGAGGCTGCGTACAGTTGACGTCTGTGGGGGGGGTCGGGATAGCCCGCCCCCTGCAGGTCGCACGGGAGTTATTCATTCACCCGTCGTCAGTGTAGTGCCGTTGAATGTCAGACAACAATCTGAAATTCCGAAAACCCGCGACAGCTCGTCGCTTCAAAACGAGCAACCCAAAGTTGGGGGTCGACCCCCCAGCCCACGCCGTCATGGTCAGACGGCCGCGCCCAGTGCAACGGGCAAACCGGAAGGAAAACCGGTTCAAAAAACCCACGACGCGCCCCGCGTGTTTGACGGGCAGCATCACTCCGATCCGCCATTGGTTATGAATGCTTCTCGGCCTATTGTTAATCCTCCTGGGATGACAGTTAATGGGCACGACGTTAGACGCGTCTTGGAACACCGCCGCGTTGATGGCTGGATTTCTCCGATGACCGCACCCATCCAGCTTGTCGGAGTTGGTTTTCTTTGGCTAGGGCATGATGCCCCCTGGTCAAAGATAATCAAGCGAGAGGTCACCCTGAGTCGTGGTTGGACTTGGGAGCTTCTTGAAGCCGCCATGAAAGCCGGCGAATATGGCATTTGGATTCGCAAACCTCCTGTGCCTGAGCCCCCCACTCCACCACCATCTCCCCGGCCGCCTGAGTATGGCGACCCCACGCCCTTGGATTTTGCCGCTGTTGAGGGGGCCTGTCAGATACCCCACACCGACCCAAATCTCTTCGATGTTATCCTCAACGTTTCTGGCAAATCCGTTGTTGTTACTCTCAGTGACTGGGGTACCATGGCCCCCCTCTTCTCTGCCGGTCCACCTGGCATGATTGTCTACAACGGTCCTCGAGTTGTGCAGCCATCAGACCAAGCCGACTGTGCTACCGGCACCGTCTTTTGGGGGATCATTCCTGGCCCGGGTGGTTCGGGCGAGCCAAAGAAAGGGAGAGTCAAGGGTGAGCGCAAGAAGATAGAGAAGGCTGTCAAGAAGGAACTCACCGACGAGCAGAAAGGTGTGCGCAAGGCTAAGAATGTGGCGCGACGGGTGAAGCGTACTGAACAGCTTCAGAAGCAGGCGACTTATCTTCGCGGCAATCCTGCCGCCGCTGAGGCCGTCGGCGGAGTTAAAAGTATCATCCGTGGCAGAGGCGCTTATAGTGTTGGGCAGGATTTTGGGAGTAAAGCTGGTGGCTTTTTGGGTTCCATGGCTGAGTCTGCTCTGCGTAACCTTCTTGGCTCAGGCGAGTACCAGGTCTCGCCTACCGTTTCTCCCATTTTCAATAAGGGCGCTTCTTTTATGCCTGGTGGCAACCTTCCGCGGCCAGCGTCATCCGACGAGGTTGTTATGGGCGGGACTGAGAAGGTTATATCCATTGGCATTGGTGATGCCACCACTGGACCTTATTATTACTCTATCTACATCGACCCGACCGATTTCTTTGTCACTCCGCGTTTGAAACCCATGGTAGAGCAGTTTTTCAACATCCAGTTTGAGCAGCTTGTTGCTTTCGCCGTTCCGTTTGGCAGCCTTGCCACATCCGCCCCCGCCGTCGGGCAGGTTGCCATGGCCTTTAGCACTGACATCTACTCACAGCCACCTGGCAATCCCACCGAGCTTGCGGCCATGACTGGGAATGTTTGTGGCCCTTGTACTGCCCCTCTCATTTGCGCAGCCGAGTGTGCCACTAAGGATCAACCCCTTCGGTGGCTCAAAGTTCTCAGTGAGGGTGAGAAACCGCCTGATCTTAGCCCTTACATCACGTGGCGTCTTGACATTCAGGGCTTCAACGCCTTTGAGCATTTCGATGGAGCCATGGATTTGCACTTGTGCTATTCCGTGCGCATGAGGAATCAACGTTTAGTCCCGCAAAACAGCCTTGGCGCGCTGATACAGCTTGTCAACGCCGGGTTCAACTTTGGTGCAACCCCCTTTTTTGCAGGCAGCACGCAGACCTACAACACCATCGGGATGTCATACAGTGACACTATTTCTTCTGGGCAACCAGGGTTTCAGTTCCCTTACAATCTCCCTTCCGGCACCATCATCTATGTTCTTCTTCAAGTTGAGGGCACTAGTCATGCGTCCGTCGTTTGCCCCAATCTCAATCCATATGGGGGCTTGGCAGCCGTCGATATGCTCGCAAGTGCTGCTGGCCCGCAGAGCGCAGCCGCAATACGCATACCGTCAACCAGCGCCACTACAGGCGAGACCGTTGGGCAATGGTCATTCAGCTACAATGGGACAGGGAGCTACGCCAACCCGCCTGGCCTTGCTTGGGCTGGAAGCGCTGCTGCGCCTAGCCCAAACTTCGGGCTTCTTTTTGTGACCGTTGTGACGCCACTGGTCTTGCCACAGACGCAGGTTAATCCCATGCTTTTTGGCACCAAAGGCGTGAAGACGCGGCCGCTCGCCACTGATGCCCCTGGAAACAAGGTGATGTTGTTCCCCTGCTCTATGCCATACGATGAGTGCGTCCGGCTTGCTATGCGTGATGGCTACCGGCTCACTGGGAAAGCTTCAACACACGGAGCCATGTTCGCCTACGATGCCGTGCGTTTGGTTGTGCCCGCCCCCCCTGAAGTCAAGGAGAACGCACCACAAAGAGTGAAGAGTCTTGAACCGGAGTGGCAGGATGCGACGCCCACCGTTTGTGGGGCATGTGGCGCCAACCTTGTTTCTGGCGGTTGCGATTGCGGGCTTGACGGCGCCGCTGAGATGGAAGCTCGTGGCAGGAATCGTGAAATGCACGCTCTCCACGGCAATGGCAGCCTTGACCGGGGTGGGGAGGGGCCAGTCGAAGTGCAATGCGACTTAGGTCGTGTCTGTCCCCTCCCCACCCATTGGCATCAGAAGAAAAAGGGCAAGGCCCATGTTGGCGCTAAACGCAGGATTTCCGAACGCAATCGCGACCCAAAAGCGCCTAAGATGAAGGAATGCCGCTTCCCATTGTCTGAGTGTAAGATGGCCGACGATCATTGGCATGTTTGTGTCAATAATGACGAAGCTGACGCATTGCAACAAATGTGTCAACCTGGAGAGGGCAAACTCGATGGGCCGAAGGTGCCTGCTCGCGACCCCGTAAGGGAGAACAAACTACCACGCGAGCTTCCACCGACACCCGTCGAGCAGCCTCGCCGCGTCATTCCTGACCCTTGTGTTCCGCCACGCCAGCCCTTTTGGCCGCCAATCGGCTCCCCTGAATATCATGAGATAGCACTTGAGCAAGAAGAAGTCGATGACTTCATTGAGGATTATTGTACGTGGCGTTTGAATAACGACTCCATCAATGAAACTATTACTGATGTTTACGAAGATGAATTTGTCCGGCGTTTGCAGCTCTTGGACTTCAAGGCTAGCGTCCTTGAAGTACAGCGTGTTCTTAATCTTCCCGACCCATTACCACCTGTGGCTGTTGGTGATGTTGTCCGCGTTGCCCAGCGTCCACACGGGATTGTTCTCCACCCGAACTTTGGCACTGTTACGTATGGACCTGCTCACACCAGGTACGCCGTTGGCATGGCGCTTAGTGACACGCAAGCCCATGCTCGTCTTACGGCTGCGTCTGGCGGAACATTCAACCAATTTGGCCTTACGCGTGTTGGTGAAGCTGTTGGGCATTTTCAGCGCCAATCTCGTGGGCTGTTGCAGGCATCCTCGTACACGACTGCCTACGCTGCAGTTAGCGGCTTGGCTCATACACCGGGTGTTGCCGCCGTCGTCTCCCCCTTGCTCGTTTCCGCCGGCGTCGTCGCCATGCACTCTGCGACTAGCGTTGTGGCAGCTGCAGCTGCTGGTCCGTTACTGCCAGCCGTTGTTGGCATCATTGGAGCCATGGCTGTCCGTGACGCCCTTGCCAAAATCGACCACCTTGAGCCTGGTCAGGCCTTGGAGATCCCTGAAGCCCCTGTTTCAGACACCATGTCGTTGCCCAACACGCGTCGCGACAACAAGTTTACACGCGAAAGGCGCATCATTCTTTATCGGTTTGGCTCCAAAGCGCCGCGCGTTCTTTGGCGCACCATAGCCGAGTATATTTGTCGCAAACTTCCGTTTGTTACAAATGAAAAGTTGCAGGTCATGGATACGAATGAGTTTGACCCGACTGCTAGTGTTGTCAACGCTCAGATGACAGCCTTCGTTTTTGGATGGACACAATACGCCCGTGAACGAAAGATGCCATTTTACACGCACAAGGGGAAGCAGCACGTCGTTTTGGGGCCCAATGAGTTTGATACTGCGCGCCGTGAGCTCATTTTTCCGTCGCTTTATGACGAGCTTTGTAAGTCTGGTTCCATGCTTGACGCCGCTAACGTCATCGACTCTGAGATGACACCTGTCAAGTCTTTTTGGGGAGCTGTTAAATCTGTAGCATCGCGCCTGCCTGATCACGACAAGTACGTGCTTTACGATCGTGCTGCTTACAAAGCGACTTTGCGTTTTTACAACCAATCCATGTTGTTTCAGGCGGTTCTTGATGCAATGGCGAATCTCACTTCCAAAGCAAGTGTGGATTTTCAACGGCGGGCTCACTCAGCTACGGGTCATCTCAGCGAGTCCCATTTAAAATTGGACCCACGGACGCTGTGGTCGTCGAGGAATATGTCCCGCACAGTGACTTCGAGGTTCTAGTCGGGCACCAGTGGTTCCATGATGGTAACCTCCGTTTCCCGCACGACCCCAATTTTTATGACGGCGCCTATCGCACCGTCTTCGGCCCCGCCGTATGTCATAATGGCCGTATATATTCCGCTTCCAATGAAAATGTCGCCTTAGCAATAAGGCGACTTACAGCCAAGCGTTGTCCTGAGCGCCCTGGCTACCACGAGAAATTATTTGAAAATCAGGAAAAGTACATCGGTAACGATTTTCTCCCATTTCTTAAGCGTTTGCAACAGAAATACTTCCAC